TTGCGAGACGAGGCTAGCTCCCGTGCGGGAACGCCGCAGCTGTCGTCCAGTTGTCCGGCGTTCTCGCCGCTCCAACAGTAATTCGCAACTCGTCGATATACCCCGCAGAACCCGATGAGTCCACCGTTCGACCTACATACCAGTTCGCACGCGACATGTTAGCAGACGCAGTCACCTGAGCCTCTAGGTTGCCATCGAGGAACAGCCGCACAACGCCGTTCACGCTGCGAGTCACCATGACGCGATACCACGTATCTGCTGTTAGCACGGTTGTTCCTTCCGTTGCCGCGAACGGCGACCCTGTGCCAAATAGCAGCTTGCCGGTCGATCGCAGCGCGACAACGAAGCCAGAACTGTCCTCGTGCGCATTCCGGCAATCGAAAATAATAAAGCTTGTGCTCAACGAGTCTGCCCGAGCCCTTGCCTCGACGGTGAACGCCCCTGATCCGATCGATAGTCCGGATCGTTTCAGCCGCGATGTTCCTGATGGAACGCGCAAAGCGCCTCCGCCATATACGTATGTGCTGCCGGATATCGACAGCGACCCGCCATCCTCCGACCATGATCCACTGGCTACGTCGGTGTAGTCCGAGTCGAAGTGCAGCAGCGCCTTGGTATCGCTCCAATACGGGTCTGGCGTGGCATTCCGCACATCTGGGAATGGATATGCGCTTGGTGTGTAGGTGATGCCGTGATATATCGCGGTGCCAATCACCCATCGGAATTCGTCAATTTTTCCGGCAAAAATGCCCTGGTTCTCCGCGATATCGCTCTGGTCCAGCAGCCTGCCTATGTACATGTTCGGCGATCCACTGGACAGATACACGCTGCTTGAGTAGGACCCTGTCGCGACTACGATCCCATCGACGTACACACGCACAGTGGAGTCGTCACGCTCTGCACATACGCGATATGTCGTGTCGGTCGAGATTGCACTTGCGGCTGACTTTATTATTGTTGTCGCCGCGCCATCTGACGACAGCGTCACGCCAATTTCGCCGCTATCGGAGATAAAGAATCGCATGCTGTAATAGGGTGAATCTATGTTCCCTGTGCCCAGGATTCCATAGAGCTTTCCGGCGCCCGGAAGCGCTGCTATGCGGATTGCGGCTTCGATGGTCCAGTCGGATGATCCGATCGTCAGCCCAGACTTCGACGTTTCCAGCCAGCTCGGCGTTGCCGGCCCGGCTAGCGACAGGCAGTTACCATCCACCAGAACCACGCTGTCCGACGTCGCGGCATTTGTTGGCGTCCACACGCGACCATACCGCGACTGATCGATGAGCTTCGTCGCGCCGCTCGTCTCATCGAAGTGCAACAGCGCGATCACATGATCCCACGGCGGATCGGTTATGGCGGGCAGCGCGATGAACTCCAGCTCATCGCTGATGCGCTCGGCGCTGCCGATGAGCGCTCCGACGCGGTAGTAGTAGGTGTTATCCTCAACGATGGAGTCGTCGTTTACGTACTCGCGTTCGGCCGGCAAAGCGGTCCCGATCGGCTCCGGCATGTCGTCCGGGTCCATCGGTGCATCTGAGCGGTATATGCGAAACTCGGTCGGCTTTGCGCCATCGTGTTTCCACGTGAGTGTGATTGTCGCGGTCATGCATCGTACTCCGCTGCCAGGTCGGTTGGCGCGTGAAGGTTGATGATGTTGGTCGCGACGTGCTGCCAACTGGCAAGCCCATCGCGCACGCTCCACACGCGCACTGACACGATGGCCGCATCGACTGGCAGCGGGTACGTATCGAGGTCGATTGTGTCTGTCGTGCCGCTGATCCCGGTTGCCTGATAGAACCGCGTTTCTACGCCATCCTCATCGATTCCGTATGCCTGGACGGTGTACGTGGTACCCGATTCCGGCCCGATACTCGCAGCGGTCCATTCGACAGGCGCAGTCTGCTCGATTCTGTCACGGTGTGCCCATGTTATTTCGAGCTCCGACCAATCATCCCACACCGACGGGAAATAGATTGCATTCACTTTGACAGCGCCCGGCGGATAGGGACGCGCGATGCGCGATGCCATCGTGATCGATAGGCTTGCGGCTTCCTCGATGTCGATCTCTCCAGCCCGTGATCCGGCCTGCAACTTAACCGCTACATCATCGCCGTTTGCGTATTGAACTGGCGAATACGGCCATTCAGATGGCGAGCTACTGATGAAATATAATCTCTCCCCGATCGGCCATTGATGCGGCACGGTATCAAGCACGCCGCGCGTGATGGCGATGTGCTGCCCGTCGATGGAGTCAACCAGCACGATTTCTGCGCCGGATCCTTCGCCAATCTGCGCTAGCCATCCTGGCTGTACGTCGCCAAGATCAACGCTGTCGGCAAGCTCGATATCTGTGCCATCGAGATAATCAATCGCCGCAGCAAGCGTGGCGGTGGGCACAATTCCGCGATCCTCTGCGGTTTGCACAACAGCAGCTGGAGGCACGCCTGACCAAATATCAATGTCCGTTGTGGTCGGCGTTGGCCGTGTGCCGAGTGCGAGAATATAGCCAGCTTCCACCGGCATGGTTGATGTCTCAGCCACACCGTAGACATTGCGTGTCATCCAATATGGCATCTCCTGCACCGTCTCATTTTCACATGGCGCAGCTGCGGTATCTGGCGCGGTCCACTCGCCACTCTGCGGGAAGAATCGCGACACGTCGTGCTTGAGCGAGAACACATCCTGCACAACGTTCAACGTGATTGCTCCGCTAGTGAGTGTGCCGCCGCTCCATTCCAGCACGCGCACAACGAGCGGCCCGATTCCCTCAGGCCCGTGTGACAACACGAACACGGCGCCTGGCATGATGTCCCACGGCAGTCGGTTGCACTTGATCTTGCCCTTTGCGAAGTTGCCGCCCAGCTTGCGGCACTCGCGTTCTGCCACCCGCATTGCGAGCTCTGCCGTTGTGATGCCTGGGTAGTCGATCGTTTGCGCAATCACGCCGTAATGCAATGCTGCTGCGCGGTTCTGGTAGGTCGCCGCTTGTTGGTCGCCGTTGCGGTCCTCATACGTCACCGTGACTGTGTTAGTCCCTTCTCCGGATGCCGTCTCTTGCCATTCGACAATCTCGATTATGTCATCCTCGGTGATCTCGATGAGGTCCTCGATATCGTAATCATCGCGAAGTGCGATCAGCCGCAACTGCCCGGTGCGCGGGTTGATCGACTGAAGCAAGTCCGCATGCCGGCAGACCTCCGCAACGAAGTTTTCGATGGATTCCTGCCGCGCCCAATACAGCGATATGCCGAATTCCTCGTCGTACAGCAACTGCGCGCAATAGCGCATCGCGGCATCGTCTATCATGGCTGGATCGTAGGCCATGCCTTGATGTTGATCTGTCCACACATTGCTAATAATGTGCGCGGGGTTCATGTCATAGTCGCGATCGGAACAGTACGCACGCGCCAGATTCTCGATGCTGGACTGAGCAAGATGCGATGTGAAAATCGCGAAGTCATCTACTTCTGCATAAATCGGATGGTCCGGTACATCGCCGCCTGAGCCGTGCCCGATCCGCACCAGCACAGCGTCTCTTGTCGGGGTAATGGCCTTTGCCGGAAAACTGGAGCTGCCGACGAATGTTGCATTACACCCTAGCCACAAGCTAATCATCCCAGTCCCGTGCGTGCCGCCGGTTTTTGTGATGCGCAACGCCAGGAAAAACTCTGCACCATTGGTCAGCGTGCCTTCTGGAAGAACGATATGCGCACCATTCCAGTCAAGATCGGATGCGCCTTTGTAGCTTACCTCCAGCCTGTCGCCGTTTACGTCGTCCAGTATAAACAGCGCGCCGAGTCCGTGATTGTTTGCATCTTGAAGACGCCCCTCAAGCCACAAATAATATCGGCCATCGACAGCAGCCGAACGGAATGATTGGCTCAGGCGCAACTTGCACGCTAGCATGACGACGTCATTTGTCGTGTAGCTGTATTTGGCATTTTGCGGAAATGTGACGCCACCATTAGGCGTGACGCATCCTACAGACTGCGAACCGTGCGGGACGATGCCGCCATGCCTCGGTAGGGTCCCGATATACGTGCCATTCTGGCCGCTGCCCCAATTTGTGATTGATCCGGTAAAAGCGCCGAATTCATCTGGCGCTTCCTCGAATCCAATGTATAGCCCAGGACGATGCCGCATAATTTCGCGGTATAGCTCGCCATGCATGGGGTTGATCGCTGCGATCGGAGCGGCAATCGATGCTGTCTCTGGGAACCAGCATTCATCTGCCCATCCTGCATATATTCGTTGTACCAGCGGCATGATCGGACGCACGTAAGCAGAGTTGGCGCTAATGATGCCTTGATGAAACACCAACGTTAGCGAATCACGGAAGGCACTCACTGGCGCGCCAAGTTGCGATTCCATGTACGCATTCGCCGGCTGATCTGCATCGCCAAACATTGCGTCGAATGCGATCCAGATTCCGCCTTCGGATCGAATTCCGCCGTACAAGTTTTGCTGATTGATCACCGTGCCATACGTCGTTTCGGCGATCGACCCATCCCAGCACATCTTGTCGCCATACCAAATTCGCTTTATCTCATCCACAGGCCCGATGCATATCTCAAGATGCAGACCCATGTAGTACCAGAAGAACGTGCCGTCGTCCTTCTTTTTGCGGTTGGTACGCAGGTCTCCGTACCAGATGCAGTTCGGATCTTTGATCTTTCGCGTGCCGAACACCCACGGAATCGGCCGGCCAACCTCTGCGGTCGGCACGGTGAAGTCCTCGAGCGCTGCGGCTTTTGGCCCCTTCGGCTTCGGCGCCAGCACACGCATGATAAGCGTGCTGGCGACCAGCAGAGCGACATACCCGAATATGCCCATTATTGAAACGCGTTACTTGTGACTGGATTCAGGTTCGGCACGTTTCGACGTCCTCCGTAGTTTAGCGCGTTGTCATAGACCTCATCGCACGTTGTCATCGTCCAATCGCATCCCGGGTAAATAGTCACCGGCTCGCCGGTTTCCGCACCATATAACGGCAGATCGAGCGTGAACGTCTTGTCATCTACCGCCTCGATGAATGCGTGGTCCGTAATTCCATTCTCGGTGAACGCCACGATGCCACCCACATACGGCCAGCCGCTATGTACGCTCGCAACCGTCATCGTGTTTCCGCTAACGCCCGCAATCGTCGTTTCATGCTTCCAGTCGTCAATGTTCAGCCGGCACCCGAATCCGTACAGCTCCCACGTACACGCAGGCTGGCAGACGCGATGCAGCCCGATGCGCTTCTGCGAAATGCTCAACGGTTCCACCACGATCTCGCGCGTTCCTGATCGCGTGCGCCTGGCAGACAGCACGCGGCCAACGTAGATCGTGATCACGTCCGTTGCGTCGCCACGGTGGAATCGCTGTATCGTGCACCCGATCGTTCCGGTGCGTGGCCTTAACGATACAAGCTGCGCGACTGGGTGATCACGCGCCACGGTGACCCGCAGTGCCGCGCGGCCACGCTCGCCGCTGATGCTGATCTCGCCGCGCGCAAGTCCGCCGGGGTAGGTGCTGTACGTGTCTCCGTCTACCGTCACATCCGCCTCGCCGGACGTGTAGCGCCCGATGACCACGCCGCCGCGCGTGAAGGTGTAGAGCTCGACGGGTGCGCCGGTCTCGATACTGATTTCGTCGGTTGCGTAGGTCACGGCACAGGAACCTCGATCGCGCGCAGCTGTATGGTGGTGATCTGGCGGTCACGGCCGCGGTACAGGTGCGCAAATTCGACGCGATCCTGCTCGAGCCGGACACAGTGCAGCGGGCACAGCACGTCAACCGCAGACGCGGCGATAGACGCGCCGGCAGCGGCAGACAGGGTAAGCACGTCGTTCTGCCCTGACGCGGCAACCGACGTAAAGCGGAACGTGTACTCCGCCCCTGATAGCGTGCGCAGGAACAGGTCGCCCATTTCCGCTACGCCATTGAGCCCGAGCGATCGAATCGTGATGGTGGTGTCGATCGCGCTGATGTCTGCTGCCAGCGTGATTCCGCGCGTCCACATGGGCAGCCAGAACGCCTTTTGCGCGCCGCGGATGCTGTGCAGCCAGCACCGGACGGCCCACAGATCGGGAAGGGTCTGCGGCATCCATGCCATACCGACGGCGCGATCAGGAATGGACCGAGTGGCGAACACCTTGGGAGGCGAGAGGCCGTTATCGACCATCGACGACGGAACAGCAACCCGTTCGGAAAACGCGGATTGCCCAACGCGCGGGCAGTCGTTGAC